GCACGCCGCCCCCAACATGATGCAGATACAGGACGCGGTCGACGTGGCCAAGGCGGTGAAGGCCTGGGGCGGTGCCGACGTGATCATCGTCGACACCTTTGCCCAGGTCATGCCGGGCGGCAACGAGAACGCCGGCGATGACGTTGGCAAGGCGCTCACCCACTGCAAGCGCATCCACGAGTCGACCGGCGCCATGATCGTGCTGATCCACCACGCGGGCAAGGACGCCAGCAAAGGGGCCCGGGGCTGGTCGGGGTTGCGCGCCGCCGCTGACGCCGAGCTCGAGGTGGCGCGCGAGGCCGCCGGCCGCACGCTGCGCTTGACCAAGAGCAAGGACGGCGAGGACGGCATGGTGTGGGGGTTCGACCTCGAGGTGGTGAAGGTGGGAGTCGATGAGGACCTCGACCCGATCACGAGCTGCGTGGTGATCGAGGCCGCGGTGCCGGTCGGTGGCATCGCCAGCCGCAAACTCGGGCCGGTGGAGACGGTGGTCAACGCCGTGATCCAGGAATACGCGATCGCCCAGACCAGTGGCATCGAGGTCGGTCCAGTCATCGCGGAGGCCGTCAAACGGATGGACGCACCGGCCGATGGCAAGCGCGATTCACGCAAGCAAAGGGTCCGCCGGGCGCTGGAAGCGCTCACGGTTGGGGACGAGGCGCCCTACTGGTTGGGCGACGATGGCTGCATTGCGATCTGCTGAACATGCAGAACTTTGCGCATTCCCAACTGCAACGTGCAACGCGAGTGCAACGTTGCACCGTGTTGCAGTGTTGCGCAGCGACGAAAACTGCAACGCAACGCAACGTGTGTATAGGACACGTTGCATGTGTTGCACGTTGCGGGGGTAAAACGTTGTCGAATCTGCAATCTTTTACGTGAAAGGGCTGGTCATGCAGAAACTGGTTGAATTCAACGAAGGTGGCCGCCGGATCGGCCAGGAGCACCCGGGCGCGAAGCTGACGGACGCTGAGGTCGCGGTGATGCTGGACTTGAGGGATGAGGGTTACAGCTACGCCTGGCTGGCCGCGAAGTTCGACGTCAGCAAGTCCTGCGCACGCTGGATCTGCACCGGGCGCAACCGCAACCAGTCGGCAGCACGGGCGGTGCGCGTGTCCGTGTCTGGTTGATTTAGCAGGAAGATAAAACCATGGCACGACCAACAAAATACGACCCAGCGTTCTGCACCACCGTGGTGGAGCTTGGCGCACTTGGAAAAAGCAAAGCGCAGATGGCAGCCGCCCTGGGCTGTGACCGCGCCAGCATCAACCGCTGGTGTGATGAGCACGAAGAGTTTTGCATCGCCATCGCGCGCGCAAGGGACCTGGCCATGGCCTGGTGGGAGGATCAGGGGCAGACCGGCATGTGGCAGAGCCCAGAGGGCGAGAAGCTCAACCCACAGCTGTGGTCGCGCTCGATGGCGGCACGCTTCCCGGACGACTACCGCGAGAACAACAAGGTGGAGCTCACCGGCGCCAACGGCGGCCCCCTGCAGACCCAAGTGGTGATCGCCACTGGGGTGCCGGTGGTGGGTGACTACACCGACCTGGCCTGATGGCCACGATCGACCTGGGCTACCGGCCCCGCGAGTGGCAGCGTCAGTGCCACCTGAGTCGCAAGCGCTTCACGGTGCTGGCGCTGCATCGGCGGGCCGGCAAGACGGAGCTCGCGCTGCGCCAGTTGCTCGACAGCGCGCTGCGCTGCCCGCTCGAGCTGAGCCTGTTCTTCTACGTCGCACCGCTCCTCAAGCAGGCCAAGGCGATCGCCTGGGCGCGCCTGAAGCAGATCGTCGCACCGCTGGTGATGTACAACCTGGCCGAGATCAACGAGAGCGAGCTCTGGGTGCGCCTCAAAAGCAACGGCGCGATCATCCGCATGTACGGCGCCGACAACCCCGAGGCCATGCGCGGCGTGCGCCTGGACGGGGTGGTGCTCGACGAGGTGGCCGACATCAAGCCCGAGACCTGGCGCGAGGTGCTGCAGCCGGCGCTCGCTGACCGCTTAGGCTGGGCGCTGTTCATCGGCACACCGCACGGGATCAACCTGTTCAGCGAGCTGTTCTTCAAGGGCCGCAACCTGCCCGACTGGCACAGCGCGCTCTACACCGTGTACGACACCGAGGCGCTGCAGCCCGAGGAGGTCGAGCGCTACCGCCAGGCGGTCGATGAGAACACCTTCCGCCGCGAGATGTTGTGTGACTTCGCGGCGTCGGGCGAGGACCAGCTGATGAGCCTGACCGACGTGCAGGAGGCGAGCCGACGCCACTTGCGCAAAGACGAGTACACCTACGCCGCCAAGGTGCTGGGGGTCGACCCGGCCCGCTTTGGGGATGACCGCAGCGTGATCTTCCCGCGCCAGGGCCTCTACGCCCTGCAGCCCCTGGTCTACCGCGGCATCGACAACATGGCGCTGGCCGACAAGGTGGCGCAGCAGATCGAGCTGTTCCGACCCGACGCGGTGTTCATCGACGCCGGCAACGGCTCAGGCGTGATCGACCGCCTGCGCCAGCTGCACCACGACGTGATCGAGGTGCACTTCAGCGGCAGCCCATCGAACGCCCGCTACCTCAACAAGCGCGCCGAGATGTGGTTCGAGGTGCGTGACTGGCTGCGGGCGGGCGGGGCGATCCCCGACCTGGTGGACCTCAAGCAGGACCTGGCCGCGCCCACCTACCGCTTCACCCCGGCCGACAAGATCCAGCTCGAGAGCAAGGACGACATCAAGGGCCGGGGTCTGCCGAGCCCCGACTTGGGCGATGCGCTGGCGCTGACGTTCGCGTTCCCGGTCTACCAGGACCACAGCACTCAGGCCCGAGCGCGCGCCATGGGGCTGCCGACCATTGAGGACGCCAACGCGCTCGACTACAACCCCTACGCACGCCTCTGAGGGGGCGGGTGTCCGTGTCGCGCGCTGCGCCTTGCACAATGCCGCGAACCCTTGAGGACCCGCCGCATGTGCCTATCCAGCCCTTCCATCCCCGCACCGCCGCCACCGCCCCAGGCCGTCAAGCAACCTGACCAGATGGCCGTTGGCGCCGCCATGAAGCGCAACCGCAACACCTCCGCCATGGGTGGAGGCTCGCTGCTGACCGGCCCCAGTGGCGTGATGGCCGCCCCGACCGGCAAGACCAGCCTGCTGGGCGGCTGATGGACAACCCGCTCGACAAACGGCAGCGCATACTCTCGCGCAAGGCGGAGCTGTGGAGCGAGCGCTCGAGCTGGGTCACGCACTGGCGCGACATTAGCGACTACCAGCAGCCCCGCGCGGGCCGCTTCTTTGTCACCGACCGCAACCGCGGCGACAAGCGCGCCAACAACATCCTCGACAACGCCGCCGTGTTCGGCGCCCGCACCCTGGCCGCCGGCATGATGTCGGGCATGACCAGCCCCGCCCGGCCCTGGTTCCGTCTCGAGATCCAGGACAAGGACCTGATGGAGTCGGGCGCCGTCAAGGCCTGGCTGCACGACAGCGCGGTCCTGCTGCGCGCCATCTTCTCCAGCTCCAACACCTACCGCAGCCTGCACACGCTCTACGAGGAGCTCGGCCTGTTTGGCACCGCCGCCACCATCGTGCTGCCCGACTTCGACAACGTGCTGCACCACTACCCACTCACCGTGGGCGAGTACGCACTCGGCACCAACTACAAGGGCGAGGTCGACACCCTGTGCCGCGAGTTCCAGATGACGGTCGCGCAGCTGGTGGGGCAGTTCGGGCTGGACAACTGCAGCGACACGGTCAAAGGCATGTACAACCGCCGCCAGCTCGACAGCTGGGTCGACGTGGTGCACATGATCGAGCCGCGCCTGGACCGTGAGTACGGCAAGATGGACGGCAAGAACAAGCGCTTCTCGAGCTGCTACATCGAGCCCGGGCGCGAGAACATCGAGCGCTACCTGAGCGAGTCGGGGTTCGACAACTTCCCCGCGCTCACTCCCCGCTGGGTGGTCACCGGCAACGACATCTACGGCACCAGCCCCGGCATGGAGTGCTTAGGGGATGTGAAGCAGCTGCAGCACCAGCAGCTGCGCAAGGGGCAGGCGATCGACTACCAGGTCAACCCCCCGATCACCGTGCCGACCAAGTACAAGGAGGCCGCCAAGGCGCGCCTGCCGGGCGGCGTGTTCTACGTCGACAGCCAGACCAACACGCAGGTGGTGCGCACCGCGTTCGACGTCAACCTGAACCTGCAGCACCTGATGCTCGACATCCAGGACGTGCGCGAGCGCATCCGCTCGAGCTACTACGCTGACTTATTTATGATGCTGGCCAACGACACCCGCAGTGGCATCACCGCCACCGAGGTGGCCGAGCGCCACGAAGAGAAGCTGCTGATGCTCGGACCCGTGCTCGAGCGCCTGCAGAACGAGCTGCTCTCCCCGATGATCGACATCGCGTTCGACTACGCCAACCGCGCCAACATCCTGCCCCAGGCCCCGCCCGAGCTCGAGGGCATGGAGCTCAAGGTCGAGTTCATCTCGGTGCTGGCCCAGGCACAGCGCGCGGTGGCCGCCCAAGGCGTCGACCGGCTGCTCGGCACCGTTGGCAACCTGGCGCAGCTCAAGCCCGAGGTGCTCGACAAGATCGACTTCGACCAGGTGGTCGACGACTACGGCGACATGTACGGGGTCAACCCCAAGATCGTGGTGCCCGACAACGTGGTGGCGCAGATCCGCGCCCAGCGCGCGCAGGCAGCCCAGGCCGCGCAGACCGCCGCCGCCATGCCGCAGCTGGTGGAGAGTGCCAAGACCGCCGGCGACATCAACACCCAGGGCGTGCAGGACGTGATGAACGGCCTGATGGGCTACGGCACCCCGTCCCCCTCTGCCGTAGGAGCCTGACATGCCATCAATGCTGTACCCCGACACCCCCGAGGCACCCCAGCCCCGCATCCGCCTGGACGCCGCAACCCTGCAGGCGCTCGGCTACGTGAGCCCGCCGCCCGCCGGCACCGAGTTCTGCCTGGAGGCTGACGCCACGGTGCTGAGTGTCGGTCCCGACGGCTCGGTGGAACTGGAGCTCGAAGAGCTCGAGCTCACCCACGAGATGAAAGAGGGCGGCATGGCCGCGATCCTCTACCCCGGCATGGCCTGAGCGTGTCCGTGATCGGCTGAGCAGCCCCTACGATGCCCCCCAAGTTAACCATGCGAGACCCCACCGATCTGAAGAGCCAAGAACGTGATGCCGAAAGCGATGAGCTGGTGGCACGCGAACTCAGGCGCAAGGAGCAGGAGGATGTCAAATGGTTGATGGCCCACCCCCAAGGGCGACGGATTGTCAGTCGTCTGCTGGAGGAAGCCGGAGTTAACCGCACCTCGTTCAACCATTCAGGATCTCTGATGGCGTTCAACGAAGGCAAGCGCCACCTCGGGCTGTTCCTTACCGCAGAGATTCTGCAGGCCGCCCCCGACGGGTATTTCAAGCTCTTGAAAGAATACCAGGCCAAAGATGAGTGATATTGATGCGGCAACCAGCACACCTACCAACGACGCTGGGGAACCGAAGACAACTGATGTAAGTGCCGTGGACCCCACGACGGCAACGACGGACGCGCCAGCACCGGAGACCCCCGCCCCCGCGGCAACGGCCCCCGACAGCTACGAGTTCACGATGCCCGAAGGCGTTGCGCTCGATAAGACCGCAGCGGATGAGTTCACCGCGATTGCCAAGGAGCTCAAGCTCAACCAGGCAGACGCGCAGAAGGTTGCAGATGTCGGCGCCAAGATGGCCCAACGTCAAGCCGAAGCGCATGTCCAGCTGGTGGAGTCCTGGGTCGAGCAGGTCAAGGCCGACAAAGAGATCGGTGGCGACAAGCTCGCGGAGAACCTGGCAGTTGCACGGAAGGCGATCGAGACGTTTGGCACCCCTGAACTGAAGGACGTGTTGAACGCGACGGGATTCGGCAATCACCCTGCCGTGATCAAAGCCTTCTACAAAGCCGGCATGGCCATCAGTGGCGACCGTTTCGTGTCTGGGAGCCCGAAAGGACCCGAGACCGACATGGCCAAGAAAATGTTCCCTAACATGAATTGAAAGGTTAACCATGGCAACCCTCAGCGCAACCAACCCCACGCTCCTCGACGTCTCCAAGCGTCTGGACCCCAACGGCAAGATCGACTCGATTGTCGAATTGCTGGCCGCCCAGAACGAAGTCCTGCAGGACATGTCGTTTGTCGAAGGCAACCTGCCGACCGGTCACAAGACCACGGTCCGCACCGGTCTGCCCACCCCCACCTGGCGCAAGCTCTACGGTGGCGTGCAGCCCACGAAATCGACGACCGCACAGGTCACCGATTCCTGCGGCATGCTGGAAGCCTACGCTGAAGTGGACAAGGCCCTGGCCGACCTCAACAGCAACACCGCTGCCTTCCGCCTGAGCGAAGACGCGGCCCACATCGAGGGCATGGCCCAGGAGCACGCCTCCACGCTGTTCTACGGCAACGAGGGCACCGAGCCTGAAGCCTTCACCGGCTTGGCCCCGCGCTACAACTCGCTGTCCGCCCAGAACGCCGACAACATCGTCGACGCCTTCAGCGGCTCCGGCGGTGACCTAACCTCGATCTGGTTGTGCGTGTGGGGTCCACAGACGGGCTTCGGCATCTACCCGAAGGGCTCGATGGGCGGTCTGCAGATGACCGACAAGGGCCAGGTGACGATCGAGAACGTCGACGGCTCCAACGGTCGCATGGAAGGCTACCGCACCCACTACCGCATGGACACCGGCCTGGCGATCCGCGACTGGCGCTACTTCGTGCGCATCGCCAACATCGACGTGTCCGAGCTGACCACGCTGGCCAACACCAAGAACCTGATCACCTGGATGATCCAGGCCAGCGAGCGCATCCCCCAGCTGGGCAAGGGCCGGGCGTGTTTCTACATGAACCGCACGCTGCGCGAGAAGCTGCGCCTGGGCATCCTCGAGAAGGTCTCCACCAACCTGACCTGGGAAACCGTGGAAGGCAAACGCGTGATGACGTTCGACGACATCCCCGTGCGCCGCACCGACGCGTTGATCAACACCGAGACCCGCGTGGTCTAACCCTTACACACCGAAAGGAACCATCATGATTCTCGACGAACGCGGCGAATTCTGCGACGCCACTGCCCTCAACACCGGCGCTGCCGGCTCCTACCTGCTCGGTGACGTGGTCGACCTGGGCGTGGCCCGTGACCTCGGTGGCGACATGGCCCTGTACCTGGTGGTCAGCGTCGACACGGCAGCCACCTCGGGCGGCTCGGCCACCGGCCAGTTCAACCTGGTCACCGACGACAACGCCTCCCTGTCCTCACCGACCGTGCTGGTCTCCTCCGTTGCCTGGCCCGTGGCCAGCATGACGGCCGGCAAGACCTTGATGGCCGTGCAGCTGCCCATGGAGGGCACCGCCTACGAGCGCTACATCGGTATCCAGCAGGTGACCGGCACGGCCGCGTTCACGGCCGGCAAGGTTAACGCCTTCCTGGTCGACGACGTCGCCCGCTGGAAAGCCTACGACGCACCGTTCCAGCTCTAAGGCCTAGCCCGTGAAGATCGTTGCTATCAAGCCAGCGTTCTACAACGGGCGGCGCGTGCGCGTGGGCGACGAGCTCGAGATCCCACAAGGATTGAAAGGCTCGTGGTTCGCGCCCGTGGCTTCGACCGAGGCCAAAGCGGCCAAGGTCAAGCCAAGCGCCAAGCCCGAACCCAAGGCGTTGTCCGAGATGGGCCGAAGTGATGCCAAGAGCTTCACCGACGTCCACGAGGGTTCCCTCGCCTGATCGGCAGGCATGGCAACGGTCGCCCCGGTCACCACCTTCCCGATCGAGACCTCGCTCGACGTGGCGGTGACGACCTGGGATACCTTGGCGGCAGACGACGATGGCGAGCCCGTACGGCTCGCCGTCTACTCTGACCGCGCCATCCAGATCGCCGGCGTCTTCGGCGGTGCCTCCGTCACCATCGGCGGCAGCAACGATGGCGAAACCTACCACGCACTGACCGACACCTCGGGCGGCGCGCTCACGCTCACCAGCGGCGCCTTAAAGGCGATCGTCGAGCTGCCCATTTACATCAAGCCCCGCGTCTTTGGCGGCGACGGCACCACCGCGTTGAAGGTGGTGCTCGCAGGCCGCAAGTCCGTCTTCTGAAAGTCGACCATGGCAACCTCTTCGTGGAATAAATTCCAAGACTTTTCAGAGCAGTTGATCCGTGGGGTGCACGACTTCGATGCCCACACCTTCAAGATCGCGCTCACCAACACCGCCCCGGTGGCCACCCAGGTCAGCCTCGACACCGTCACCAACCACGCCGCGCCGGCCGCCGCGAACGGCTACACCGCCGGCGGTACCGCCACCACCGTGGCCATCAGCGAGACCACCGGCACCACCACCCTGACCGGCACGCAGGTGGTGTTCACGGCCACCGTCGGCGGCATCGGCCCGTTCCGCTACGCCGTGCTCTACAACGACACCGCCACCAGCCCGGCCGACGCGCTGATCGCCTACTTTGACTACGCCGCCAGCATCACCTTGGGCGACACGGAGACCTTCACCGTCAAGTTCAACAACGCCAGCCCCGGCACCATGTTCACGTTGGCCTAACATGCTGCTGCTCACCTCCACCGCCGACCTGGTCCAGCTGACGACGGGCACGGCCACCTCCACCATCGAGGTGCACACCAGCTACGTGGATGTCAGCGGCAGCACCATCACGCCTGCCCGCACCAACACGTTGGTCAGCACCGCCACCACGACCACCATCGTCGGCAGCCCAGCGGCATCGACTCAGCGCAACGTCAAGGCCATCTACGTCACCAACAACAGCCTGGGCACCTCCTGCAACGTGGCCGTCAGCCACACCGACGGCACCAACACCGTCGAGCTGATGCAGTTTGTGCTGCTGCCGGGTGAGAACATGGGCTACCGCGAAGACGGCTCCTGGGTCCACCGCGACGCCCAAGGCGCGGAGTACCCGCCGGCTGGCCTGGGCAACTACAACGGCCGCACCGCGCAGTTCATGAAGTCGACCACGGCATCGGACGGTGTCGGTTACTGGTACTGCTCCAGCAAGGATGCGGGATTCCCAGGCGCGTGGGCGCCGGGTACGCCGGGCGTCAACGGTCGCGTCACCGACGGCACCACCGTGGCTGACAACGGCTGCCTGGTCATCCCCAACCCAGTCTCAGGCGCCAACTTTATTACCGCCCTCGATCTGGCCTCCAGCGTCAACCACACGCACGACTTTTTTGATGTGCTGTGGGTCAACTCTGGCCTGGTGGTCACCACCACCACCGCCCAGACCATTGCCTCGCCCACGCTGCCAGCGCGCGACGCCAACGGCACCACCAATGGCGAGGGCTGCATGATTGCCCTGCTGTTCACCGCGGCCTCCACCTTGGCCGCCGCCGGCGCCAACCTCACCGTCAATTACACCAACAGCGCCGGCACCGCCGGGCGCACCGCTACCTTGACCGCTATTGTGGGCTCGCAAGTGCCGCCCACGCCAGTGATCGGCACCCTTGTGTGGTTTAACTTGCAGGCCGGCGACAAGGGCGTGCGCTCAATTCAGGGCATCACCCTCGGCACCTCCATGCTGACCGGGTCCATCAGCCTGATGATTACCCGCGACATCCTGACGATTGGCACCACCATAGCCAACGTCTCGGTGCCCAAAGTGCCGGGCTCGCCTGGCATCCGCATCTTTAATGGCAGCTGCATTTTGCACAACATGCTGACCAGCTCGACGGCGGCCACGTTTATTGCCGGTTCCTTGCAGATCATGGAGAAATAACATGGTGGTCGTGGGCGTCAAAAATGGAGTGGTCGAGGTCTGCGTGAGCGTGCACTCGTTTGACGACGTGAAGGACTACTACCCTGAGTGCACCTTGTCGGAACAACTGGGCCAGGAAAACATCGGCTGGACGTACGACGGCACCAGTTTTACCGCTCCGGGGTAACCCGTGGCGTTTCTAGGCTGGTTTGACGGAGAGCTGCGGCCAGACGCGTGGTTTGACGCCGAGCTGCAGCCGCCTGGCTGGTTTGACACCGAGCTGATCAACACCGGGGGCGGGGGTGGAGCCGCCTACAACCTCGACATCACGCCCAGCTCGTTTGCGCTCAGTGGCAGCAACGCCACGCTGCTTGCAGCGCGCTTGGCCACGATTACCCCTGCCACCTACGCACTGACCGCCAGCGCCGCGATCACCCGCACCACGCGCATCACAACGGTCAACCCCGCGAGCTACGCGCTGACCAGTACGGCGGTCACCCTGGCCGCAGGCCGCACGGTCTTAATCACCCCCGGCAGCTACGCCTACACCGGGGCCAACGTCGACCTCACCTACGTTGTCGCGTTGGCGGCCTACGATCTGCTGATCACGCCGGGCAGCTACAGCTTAACCGGCAGCAGCGCCACCCTGGCCGCCGCGCGCGTTGTCACCATCACACCGGCGGCGTTTACCCTGACCGGCAGCAACGCTACCCTGGGCGCAGGGCGGGTCGTCTCCGTCAGCCCAGGCGCGTTCGTGCTCACCGGCAGCAACGGCCAGACCCTCGCTACGCGCGTCGTGCTCACCACCCCCGGCGGTTACGACCTCACGGCCACCCCCGTCGATGTGCGCACCGCGCGCAGACTCAACCTGCTGCCAGGCAGCTACTCGATCACCGCCTCACCCGTAGACCTGACGAAGGTCGGCGTGGTGTGGCCGCTGCCGGGCCAGGTCACCTTGGGCGTGCAGTACGGCCCCACCGGTTCCGAGTACACCGGCACCTTGACCGCCACCGGGGGCGGCACGGTGATGCTGCGCCGCCGCTGACGTGTCCGTGTCGCACAGCGCGGCCCCTACACTGACCCGCACCGGAGAACCCCATGGCCTCAGTCGTCCAAATCTGCAACATGGCCCTGAGCCACATCGGCTCAGAAGGGCGCGTCGCCAGCATCAGCCCGCCGGATGGCAGCGTCGAGGCCGGCCACTGCGCCACCTTCTACGACCAGGCCCGCACTGAAATGCTCGAGCCCGGCAACTGGGCCTTCGCGCTGCAACGCGCCGCCCTGGCGCAGGTTGCCAACGTCAGCACCACCTGGGCCTACGCCTACGCCAAGCCGGCCGATTGCATGAGCGCCAAGCGCGTCCTGCGCCCCGGCTCCACCCTCACGGTGTTCACCCAGGACAACCGCGAGTACAGCCCCAACGACCAGGACTCCGCCACCTTCGAGATCGAGGGGGAGGTGCTCTACAGCAACGAGCCCGACGCGGTGCTGATCTACGTGCGCGACATCACCGACACCACCCGGTTCACTCCGAGCTTTAGCGCCGCCCTGGGCTACCTGCTCGGGGCCTACCTGGCGGGCCCGATCGTCAAGGGCAACGAGGGCCTCAAGCTCGGCGACGCCATGCGTCAGCGGGCCACCGCCCTGGCGGATCTGGCCGCGGCAAGCTCGGCCAACGCGAGCCAGACCGAGCACGCCTTCGTCGCCTCCCAACTCGTCGCCCGGGCATGAGCACCAAGCTGCTGCTGCGCAGCTTCGCGGGCGGGGAGATCACCCCCGAACTGGCCGGCCGACTCGACCTCACCAAGTACCAGACCGGCCTCGCCCTGGCGCGTAACTTCGTCACGCTGCCGCACGGCCCCGCCGCCCGCCGCCCGGGGTTCGAGTTCATCAACGAGGCCCGCGACAGCACCCAGGCGGTGCGCCTGATCCCGTTCGCGTTCAGCGCCAGCCAGACCGCGGTGCTCGAGTTCAGCAACCTGCGCATCCGCTTTCACATCGGCGGCGGTACCCTGCTCGAGACCGGCCTTGCGATCAGCTCGATCGCGGGCTCGACCGTCAACACCACCGCCGCCCACGGCTACTCGACCGGCGACTGGGTCTACATCGGCACCCGCTACCACAAGGCGACCGTGGTCGACGCCGACACGTTCACCACCACCGACCTGTGGGGCGTGGCCACCACCGCCTCGGGCTCCACCAGCGCGCGGGTCTACACCCTCACCAGCACCTACGCCGCCGCCGACCTGTTCGACCTGCACTTCACGCAGAGCGCGGACGTGATCACGATCGTGCACCCAAGCTACCCGGCGCGTGAGTTGAAGCGCCTGGGCGCCACCACCTGGACGCTCACGGACGTGAGCTTCGCTGCGCCCACCAACGCGCCCACCGGGCTCACCGTCACCCCCACCATCGGCACCGCCGGCAACGAGTCGCCGCAGAAGTACGTGGTCACCGCGGTGCAGGCGGACGGCGTGACCGAGTCTTTGGCCAGCACCCCGAGCGGCACCGACAACAACCTCACCGTCGCCGGCAACTTCAACACCGTCACCTGGGACGGGGTCGACGGCGTCAACCGCTACAACGTCTACAAGCTGCGCGGGGGCATCTACGGCTACGTCGGCCAGGTGATCCCGGTGGCCGGGGCCCCGGTGGCGATCACCTCGATCTCGCGCACCTCGCCGTCCTACGTCGTGACCGTGGTGACCGGCAGCGTGCACGGCTACGTCACCTCCGACCACGTCTTGATTGATGGCACGGGCGTGCCCTCGTTCGATGGCGCCTGGCACGTCACGGTCATCAACACCACCACCTTCACCTACGTGTCGGGCAAGAAGACCAGCGCCAGCGCCAGCACCGGCACGGCGAGCTTGCCCGCCCTGTCGCTGATCGATGACAACGTGCTGGCCGACACCAGCCAATCCCCGCCCGAGGACATCATCACCCTCAACAACGGCGTCGATGACTACCCCAACGCCACCACCTACCACGAGCAGCGGCGCTGGTTCGCCGGCACCAACGAGAAGCCCCAGGTGGTGTGGGCCACCCGCACCGGCACCGAATCCAACCTCACCTCGAGCCTGCCCGCGCGCGATGCCGACGGGCTCGAGCTGCGCGTCGCCTCGATGCAGAACAACCAGATCCGCCACCTGGTGCCGCTCGCCGACCTGATCGCGCTCACCGCAGGCGGGGAGTTCCGCCTGTTCTCCGACAACGCCCCGGCCATCACCCCGACCAGCGTGTCGATCAAGCCCCAGGGCTACTCCGGCGCCAACAACGTGCAGCCGGTGGTGAGTTCGGGCTCCGTGCTCTACGTGCAGGCGCAGGGCTCCCGCATCCGCGAGCTCGCCTACAACTGGGAATCCAACGCCTACCGCACGGTCGACGTGTCGATCATGGCGCCCCACCGGTTCAACGGCTACACCGTCGCCCAGCTCGCCTACGTGCGCGCCCCTGAGCCCACCCTCTGGGCGGTGCGCAACGACGGCGTGCTGCTCGGCATGACCTACGTGCCCGACCAGCAGGTCTACGGCTGGCACGCCCACGACACCGACGGCGCCTTCGAGTCCGTGTGCGTGGTGGCCGAGGACAACGAGGACGTGCTCTACGCGGTGGTCAACCGCAGCGTCAACGGGCGCACCGTGCGCTACATCGAGCGCCTGCGCACCCGCATCTTCACGCAGCTCGAGGACGCGTTCTTCGTCGACTCGGGCCTCACCTACGCGGGCACCGCCACCACCACCATCAGCGGGCTCTACCACCTCGAGGGCGAGACGGTCGACATCCTGGCCGATGGCGCGGTCGAGCCCCGCCAAACAGTCAGCGGCGGGCAAATCACCTTGACCACCGCCGCCAGCACCGTGCACATCGGGCTGCCAATCACCGCCGACCTGCGCACCCTGCCACTCGCGATCGAGGGCGCCCAGGCCAGCGGGCAGGGTACCGTCAAGAACATCAACAAGGTGCACCTGCGCGTCTCCCAGTCGAGCGTGGTCAAGGCCGGCCCCACGTTCGACCGCCTGCGCGAGTACCCGGCGCGCGCCGTCACCGACCCCTACGGCTCCCCGCCCGCGCTGCGCGAGGGGGAGCTCGCACTCTCCATCGACCCGAGCTGGAACCAGGACGCCGCACTCTGCATCCGTCAGGATCTGCCGTTGCCGCTCACCGTCCTGTCGATGACGCTCGAGCTGCAGAGTGGCGGCTGAGGTCCTGATCCGACCCACTGAGGCGGGCGACGCACACGCGCTGGCCCAGCGCCTGCGCGCGAGCGATGCGCACGAGGTGCGCGCCTACGGCCACCTCGACCCCGTGCACGCCTGCGAGCGCAGCGTGGGCCAGTCTTTGCTGTGCTGGACGGCGTTCATTAACGGCGAGCTCGCTGCCATCTTGGGCTGCGCGCCGGTTTCAGTCGTCAGCGGCATCGGCTCCCCCTGGATGCTGGGCACACCGGTGCTCGACGCACACAGCCGTGTCCTTGTGCGCAGCACCCCCGGGTACATTGCCAAGATGCTAAAGGCCTTTCCGCATCTGGTGAACTACGTCCACGCCGACAACCTCACCAGCCAGCGCTGGCTGCAACGGCTCGGCTTTGCGATGTACGCAGCCGCGCCGTTCGGCGCGCTCGGGGAGCCGTTCCACCGTTTTGAAATGCGAGCCTAATCATGTGCGAACCCGTAACGCTAGGATTGCTGGCCACTGCCGCCACCAGTTTCGGTGCAGTTGGTGCCGGGGCCACCGTGGCAGGGGTCGCGGGCGCCACCGCCACCACCGCCGGCCTCACCGCGCTGCAGGCCATCGCGCTGGGCGCCAGTGTCGGGGGCACCGTGATGTCCGCAGGCAGCGCCTACCAGCAGAGCCAGGCCAACCAGCAGATCGCCCAGAACAACGCCAAGGTCGCTGAGTACCAGGCGCAGGACATCCAGCGCCGAGGGGAGGAGGACGCGCAGGCGATCCAGCGCCGCGCTGCTGCCCTGAAGAGCTCGCAGCGCGTGAACCTGGCCTCCAAGGGCCTCGACCTGGGCTACGGCACCGCCGCCGACCTGCAGGATCAGACCGACTTCTTCGCTGCCAGTGACGTCGCCACCGCCCGCACCAACGCCGCCAAGGACGCCTGGGGCAAGCGCGCCATGGGCGCCAACTACCGCGCCGAGGCCAGCGCCCAGAACCCACTGATGGCGGGCGCTGGCACCCTGCTGTCCGGTGCCGGTCAGGTGGCCGACAAGTGGAATAGCTACAAGTACGGAAAGTAAGACATGCCGCAAGTCCCCACCTACGGCAACCCCCAGGTACGCGAACAGGCCCTGCAGGGCGGGTTCCAGCAGAACATCGATGTCAGCAGCAGCACCCGCGCCCTGGGCCAGGGCCTGCTGCAGGTGGCGGAGACGGCCGACCGATTCGTGATGCGCGAGGCCGAGACTAAGGCCAACGCGACTGACAATGAAATTGCGGCCGGGTGGTTGCAATGGGATGCAGAGAACCGCAAGAAGTACCAGGGCGGCAACGCGGGCCAATACGGTGCCGCCGCCGAGCAGTGGTGGGCCGACGCCGCCGACACTTACGGCAAGGACTTTGACCCGCTGGCTAAGTCCATGGTCGGCAAGACTCTCGGCCGGCGCAAGGCCGCCTCGCTCGGTCAGGTCTCGCAGTTCGTTGAAACCGAAAAAGAAAAGCACGCCGACGAGATGGCCGCCGCCAACATCGGCACCACCATCCAGTTCGGGGTGACGACCGGCGATGTAGTGGGGGCCTCCGTTCAGGTGCGCAAGCTCGCCTCCGAGGTCGGCGCGCGCAAGGGCTGGACCACCGAGCAGGTGCAGGCCGAGCAGGCGAAGAACCTCTCCGCGTTGCACTTGGCGCAGATCAGCAAGTTGGCTGAGCAGGACCCAGTCCGCGCACAGGCCTACTACGACGCCAACAAAGCCGAGGTGGGATTCGCCCAGCAACCGCGTGTCGAGCAAGTGCTCAAGGCGGAAGGCGACAACCAGTTCGCGGTCCAGTTCGCGGCACAGCAGGCCGGCAACCCACTATCCGCGCAGCTCAAGGCCGCCGGTGAAATCAAAGACCCCGAGCGCCGCAGCAAGGCGCTCACCGAGGTCAAGAACAACTACGCGATGGTGCAGCAGGCACAGATCGAGATGGAGAAGCGCGTCAGCGACCAGGCCTGGCAGATGGTCGGCAAGGGCCAGAAAGTTCCCGAAGCGCTGCTGGCCAACATGGACGGCAAAGAGCGCGTGCAGTTGCAGGAGCATGTTCAAGCTCGTGCGGATCGGCTACTTGCGGGCAAGGCAGTCAAGACCGACATGGCGACCTACATCAAGGTCCGCGAGGCGTTGATGAGCGACGACCCGGCCGTGCGCGCCAGCGTCAACTTGCTGGCGTTGACAGAGAAGATCGCCCCCGCGCAGATGGAGCAACTGCTCGACATCAAGAGCGCGGGCAGCAAGGCCAGCTCGCCAAAGTTCGACAGCATGGCGACTGACGAGCAACGCATTGACCTCGGCTTACAAGCAGCCAAGATCGACAAGAAACGGGATCCCGAGTCGGCCGGGAAGTTCATCGGCGAAGTTGACCGCCGCGTGCGGGCACTGTCGGTGAGCAAAGGCGGCAAGGATGTCACCCCCGACGAGAAGCAGAAAATTATCGACTCGGTGCTGATGGATAAGGTGTTTGTGTCAGAGTTTGGTCGAGATACTCAGAAACCCTTGACGTTGCTCAAGCCCGAAGAGCTCAAAGACGCCTACGTCACGGTCAATGGCCAGGACGTAAAGCTCTCCACCATCCCGCTGACAGACCGCCAGCAGATCATGGACTCGTTGCGCCGCAGAGGCGAACTGGCCACTGAGCAGGCGATCGCCGAGGTGTATCTGCGTGGAAGACCAAAAACCCCATCGGCGGTTCCCGCTCCCACCCCAGTAGCCCCGGCAGTTCCTGCGCCTGCTGCTGCTGCGCCTGCTGCTGCTGCTGCGCCTGCAATGCGTCAGCCTTCGATTTACGCTCCCACCGCAGAATGGCAGGCTTACCGCGCTTGGCAGGCAGCAAACGCCCCCACTGCTTCTGCTAAAACGGCTCCTGCTGCTACTCCCGCCGTTTCAGGCACTGTTCCCGACTTTATAGCAAACGCTCCGCCTCCTCCTGCGCCCGCTCCTGCGCCTGCTGCCGCTGTTGCTGCGCGCGCTCCTGCTGCTGCTGCGCGCGTTCCTGCTGCACCCGCTCCTGCTGCGTCATCTCCTGCAGGCACTAAAGTGAAGATTGATTGGTCTAAAGCAGGGTCCACACTGGGAGGGCGTGCGGGTAGTGTTAAGTTTACAGAGTTAGGTCTAGGCGATTTAGTAAAAAATAAAGAAGGATTGTGGGAAAGCGTAAATGACGCTCGCTTCACCTTTGATCCCGCAGACCCAGACGATAAGCAGCTTATCGCGCTAATAGAAGCCTCTCTTTCTAAAAAGAAAAAATAAACGAAAGCACGTATGGCAAACCCCTATGACGACGTTGTCGCTTCCTGGCAAAAGGACAACAACCGCGCACCCGTCACCATGACCACCAACCCTTACGACGCTGTCGTCGGGGAGATGGCCGGCGAACGCCAGCAACGTACTCGCACCATTTTTGAAAAAGCGCTGGCCGTGAACCCCGACCAGGCTGCAGAGACGCAGAAGTTGACGCGCACCACGGGGCTGCCGTTCTCCGTTATTGACCGCAACTTCACCGAAGCCAAGCGCCGCGAGCAGGCGCGCATGCTGGACCTGGCGCGCCTGGCGCAGGACTCCCCCGTGCTGACGCGTCAGCTGCTGGACCCCACCTTCACCAGCCAGGTCCACGACCACACCGACAACCTGAGCGCCCTGGAGCAGACGTTCAATGTCGTGCGCGCCGTGCCCGCAGGTGCCGCGCGTGGCGTGGGCGGCTTCCTGGCCGGCTCCGGCGAGATCATCGACATCGGTGCCCGCAACATCGGCTTGACCGCCGTCTCGCGCGCGGTGCGCGACCTGACCGGCGCCGACCCTGGCATCGCGCTGGACGTAGCCGGTTCGCTCAAGTTCGCCGGCTCTGGCTGGAAGATGCTGGCCGACGCCATCGGCCCCGACAAGGAGGCCCAGAACTTCGCCACCGACGTGGCGGGGGGCATCGGCCAACTGATGCAGCAGATCGGCGTGCAGATCGCCACCGGCGGCACCGCCTCGCTGGCCACCCTGTTCTCGCAGGGCGCCGACGTGATGGCCGACAAGACCAAGGGCGATAGGGCTTCCCAGGCGATGCGCGACACGGCGGTTCTCACTGGCGCCAGCATCACCGCGCTCACCGAAAAGTACGGCATCGACGCGCTGCTGAACCGGGTGCCGCCTGCGATCAAGAACAGCGCCCTGCGCTGGATCGCCGACAAGCTGGTGGCGGGCGGTATCGAGGCCACCCAGGAAATCACCGAGGGCGTGCTGCAGGACGTAGTCCGCAAGCTGCTCACCAACCCTGACGCCACCATCGGCGACGGCTCACTCTACGAGGCAAGTGTGGCGGGCACCTCGGCCGCGATCGTGCGCGCTGCGCTCGGCGTGCGCACCCGTGGCGCCCAGGAAGTGCGCGACGGCCAGCAGGCCGAGCGCGACTCGACGCAACTCAAAGCCCAGTTCGACCTGGCCAGCCAGGCGCTGCTGCGCGAGCGCAACCCCGAGGAGTTCCGCAACCTAGTGCAGTCGATGGCCAACAACACCGACGGCGCGCCCAAGGAGATCTACGTCGACGCCGAGGTGCTCAACCAGCTGGCGCCCGAGGTGTTCAACCAACTGCCACAGGCCGTGCGCGACGCCATCCCCGAAGCGCTTGCCGCCAACGCAGCGGTTGCCATCCCGATGGGGGACGTGCTCACGCTCGCGCCCGGCACCCCGCTCGAGGCCATGCTGGTCGAGAACGCACGCATCGGCGACCCGATGGCGATGAGCCAGGTCGAGGCCAAGGCGGCTGGCACCCAGGCGCAGGAGTTCCTGGCGCAGGAAGCGCAGCGCGTGATCCAGCAGGCCAGCGACCAGCAGGCCATGCAGGCCTCGAGCGACCGCGTGAAGCAGGGCGTGCTCGACCAACTCAACACCGTGGGTCGGTTCCGCAAGGACGTGAACGAGGGTTACGCCACCTGGACCGCCGCGTTCTACACCACCCTGGCCGGGCGCACCGGCATGACCCCCGAGCAGATGCAGGCCAAGTACCCGCTGCGCATCACTGGCCAGAGCGGGCAGGGCGCTGTGCTGAACACTGGCGGCCTCGAGGGCGAGCTCACTGTCGAGGGTTACCACTTCAGCATGGTCGACCGGCCGACGCTTTCCACCGCGATGTACGGCACCGGGCTCAAGGGCAGCGCACGCGATGAGATCCTGAACAACCCCGACCAGCGCTTGAAGCAGCGCCTGTCGTTCTACTTCGACAAGGGCACCGGCATTCGACCCGAGAGCGGTGTTGGCGGACGTGCGCACCGCGTGCAACTGACGGGTGTTTACGACGCCGACGCCGATCCGCTCAAACTCAAGACCGGCAACGCACGCGACCTTGAGTCCAAGCTCTTGGATCTGGGCTACAAAGGCTACGCCAACCGCATGGACGGCACGCAGCCCGGCCAGGTCATCATGCTGGGCGAACAGACGTTCACCCCAGAACTGCTCGGTGCGCAAAGTCGCATCGAGAGCGGCCAGCGCGTGGCCCCGCTTGCGCGCACCGAACCGCAGTGGCAGACCCAGGCGAGCGGTGAGCCCGCCATGCTGCAGGCCAAGCTCGAGCGCATGCAGGGCAACGCCTCGTGGGCCGACTACGACCTGCGCATTGAAGGGCGCGAGCTGCAGGCGCGCAAGAAGTCGGAGGTGCTGAACCAGGCCGACGCCAAGGTGAACAACCTGACATCAGTGGCCGAACGAGGCACTCGTGTCTTAGGTACGCGCGCAAGGTTTACCGCCGAGGAGAAGCAGGCGGTCAAAGACTCGGCCGAAAAGATTGGCGTGTCCGAGAAAGAGATCACCAACACCGTGCGCGGCCACAAGCTGGCGCACCCCACAACCCAAGGCTGGGCACCGCTCACCTTCGTCAGCGCCAAGATTGAGGTCGACGACAAAGGCAAGAGCAAGGTTGTCTACAACTACCAGAACGTCCCGTACTCGTTCAGCTCGGACGCAGACGGCAAGCAGATTGACACGGACTCGCCCGCCTACAAGAAGCGGGTAAAGGCCACCGCCAAGGCGATGGTCGATGAAGTCCGCCGGGTGTTTCAGCGCGCGGCCAACGGGGACCAGAACGCCAAGAACATCCTGGCCCAGGCCGGCTGGTACAAGGCCATGCGCGCCCGCCTGCGTCAGGAGTTCGGTGGACTGGGCGACCTGTTCGCGGATCTGCTCGGTGCCACCAGTCCCAACACGCCCGTGCGTGACAACTGGACCAACGCGGTCGACACGCTGCGCCGTGCAAGCCGCGGCGACTACGACACACTGCTGCCCAAATGGGTGGAATGGGCCGACACGGTTGACGCGCTCGAGCTCGACCTGCGTGGCTGGTTCAACGAACGCCTGACCGAGGGCGAGCCGTTTATTGCCGAGTACAAGGCCGCCCGTGCCGCTCGCGACGAGTTTCTCGCAACCGCAAAGGACCGGGACCAGACTCCAGCTCAGGCCAAGGAGAGCGAAGAATACGCTGCGCTCAAGCAAGCTGTTGAAACGGCCGACAAGGCAGCGGCCCCATACAGCAAGGCGGCCATCAAGAGGCTGCCCGAGTACCAAAGCAAAATCGCCGCGCTGAAAACCGCGCGCGTGCTCGACGACTCGTTTCTGCCCACCAAGGAATCGGGCAGGAAGTACGGGTTCAACGGCAAGAACGTCGCCCGCGCGATGGTCGACCTGTGGCGCGTGGTCAAGAACGCCGACGCGGACATTGGCCGAGGCGACACCGCGCCCAAGGCCCTGAACTTCAGCGGCAACCTGATCGGGTTCCGCACCCGGGCGACGATCGACGTCTGGGCTGCGCGCATGTTGCAGCGCCTGGCGGGCGGCCTGCGCATCCCGAGCATGGCGGAGACCGGCGTGTCGGGCGCCATGCGCGAGGACGGCACGACCACGTTGCAGTTCGGCATGGGCCAGGACATTTTCACCGAAGCGTCAAAACGCATCCGCGCCGATGACGAGCTCAAGACCGACAAGGTCCTGGCCGAGGTAAACGACGACGACCTGCAGGCCGTGGTCTGGTTCATTGAAAAAGAACTCTGGACCGTCAACAACTGGACGAGCGCGGCGGGCGAGGGCGGCTCGTTCGAGCTCGAGGCCAGCCTCACGGGCAATGCCGACCAGGCGCGCATCAAAGAACTGCGCCGCGTCATCGACTCGAGCAAGAGCAAACCGGATGCCAAGGCAGCCGCCCGCGCCGAGCTCGCCACACTCGAGCGCACGGTCGACCGGTTCGTGGGCGGTCTGTCCACCCAGATGTCACTCGACACCCAGGGCATCGACTATGTCCCCACCGACGCGGATATGGCCCGACTGGCCGAGCAGATCCGCCTGGCCGCCTACGAGGGCGACGGGAACACCCAAGTCCTGGCCTCGAAAATGCTGTCGACCCAGGGCCGCTACGGCGGCATCGAGCGCTCGCTCGACATGGAGGTGGTGGCGCGCGAAGGGTACGACCCCACCGCGCTGTGGGCCGAGATGCTGCGCCAAGCACAAGAGGCACGGCAGGACTCCACGTTCCTGTCACGCGTGCTGCGCGACGGGGAAAACGTCGACCCGCTGCGACACCGGCCGGGCGTCGAGATCTACTTGCGCGAGGCGGCGCAGGCCGCGCAGCTTGAGGCCGTCTTGGCCGACTTGGCCAAGGAAGGCGTCGAGTTCCTAACGGTCATCGTCGATGGTCGGCGCATGCCGGGTGCGGTTGCAGGCGAGATGCCGCCGGCCGTGGGCGTGCGCCTGCAGTACGTGCCCGAGTTCGACCAGCGGTATGGTTTTGACAACCTGAGCGGGTTGGACGATGCAGCACTTGCTGCTAAAATCAACGCGAAAGCCGACGAGATGGCAGCACTCGCCGAGCGCGTGCTGGCCACTGTCGACGGCGTCGCATTTGCCGGTCAGTTCTGGCACGACACCCAGGTGGCGTTTAGCCACCAGTACCAGGAGAAACTCGATGCCATCGCAACTGGAAATGCTGAAGGAACAGCTGGCGAAGTCGGAGGCCCGCAGTGGAGCGGACAACCCGTTCGTGCAGGGCTTGAAAGCGCAGATCGCCAAGCTCGAGAAACCGCGGGCGGACAACCCGATGGCGGAACCGACACGCCTGTCGGTGGGGATGCGCAGCGCCCCGACACCGAAACCTTAAACCAAGGCCCCCGCGGCACCTTCAGCCCGAAGAACCTGGAGCTGGCGCTCAACGAGAACGCCGACCTCTCCACCTTCCTGCACGAGACCGGCCACTTCTTCCTCGAGGTGATGGCGGACCTGGCGAGCCAGCCCGGTGCGCCGGCGGACATCGCCACCGACATGGCGGCGCTGGTCAAGTGGTTCGGCGTGGCGGATCTCGCCACCTGGAACAGCTACACCCTGGACCAGAAGCGCCCCTACCACGAGCGCTTTGCCGAGAGCTTTGAGCAGTACCTGATGGAGGGCAAGGCCCCCAGCCTTGAGCTGCAGCCGCTGTTCCGCAAGTTCCGCGCTTGGATGCTGAACGTCTACAAGAGCCTGCAGGCGTTCATCGCTGGCAAACCCGACAGCGGCATCGTGCTCTCCGACGAAGTGCGCCAGGTGTTCGACCGCATGCTCGCGAGCGAGGAGCAGATCCAGCAAGCCAACGAGGTCGCGGGTCTGCTGCCGAACGAGGAGGCCGACGCTGAGGCCAACGAGAAGCTCACCGCGCGCAGCCTGCGCGATCTGAAGTGGACCGTGAACGCACGAGCGCGCGAGATCAAGAAACTCCAGAAACAGGCTGCCGAGCAGCGCAAGGAGGTGGAGGCCGAGGTCACCCTTGAGGTGAACGCGATGCCGGAGTTCCAGGCCAAGGAAATGCTGGCCACCATGCGCAAGGAGAACAAGGAGCAGCTCAACGACACCGAGCTGGCCATCATCGCCGACAGCTACGGCTACCCCGACGCCAACACCATGCTGCAGGCGATCGACGCCGCCGGCAAGAAGTCCGACGTCATCGAGGGCATGACCGACCAGCGCATGCTCGAGCAGTACGGCGACCTGGTCGATCAGCGTGCCATTGAGCAGGCCGCGAACGAGGCCGTGCACAACGAGGCCCGCGCCCGGTCCCTGGCCACCGAGCTGCGCAGCCAGGCCGAGATGCTGAACCCGCGCACCGACACCGGCCAGGTCACCGCCAAGGGCAGCAAGATCACAATCAACGCTCTGATGGAGGCGGCTAAGCAGTTCGCGGCGAATGTGATCGCCCGCACCCCGCTGCGCGACCTGAAGGCGAAGGCCTGGCAGCACACCGCCGCCGAGCGCCGCGCTGGCAAGCGCTGGCAGGAGGCCACCGCCAAGGGCGAGACCCAGGAGGCCGTCAAAGCCAAGCAAGACCAGATGCTCAACAACGCCGCGGCCAAGGCGGCGGTGGACGCCCAGCTCGAGATGCGCAAGATCCTCGAGTTCTTCAAGCGCGTGATCGGCGACAACAACGAGAAGGTGGTCAAGAAGGGGCGCGACCCGGACGTGGTCAACGCCGCCCGCGCCATCCTGGGCGCCTACGGGGTCGCCCCCAAGGGCGCTAAGACGGCGCTCGAGTACATGGCCCTGGTCGAGAAGAACGACCCCGCCATGTACGCCGCGCTGCAGCCGAGCATGCAGGGCGCGCTCAACATGGCACAACCCCTGGACGCGCTCACCATGGAGGAGCTGCGCGGCCTGCACGAGGAGATCCAGGCCATGTGGCACCTGGCCAAGCGCTCGCGCCAGATGGAGATCGACGGCAACTTGATGGACATGGACGACGCCGAGGCCGAGCTGCAAGCCCGCATGCAGGTGCTTGGTGTGCCCACCGAGATGCCAGGCGATACCGGCGCGGTGACTCCGCGCGAGGAGCTCGCCCGCAAGCTGCAGTTCGTGGGCTCGATCCTGCGCCGGGTGGAGCAGTGGGCCCAAGGCATGGGCTCGGAGTTCACCAAGCTGGTGTTCCAGCCAGTGAAGGACGCCGCCAACGCCTACCGCGCCGACCGGGTGGTCTACCGCAAGCGCTACCAGGCGCTGATCGACAACGTGGCGCCTACCCTCACCAAGGGCCTGATCGTGGCCCCTGAGCTCAACTACACCTTCGGCGAGGGCCACAACGGCATCGGCCACGCCGAGCTGCTGCACGCGATCCTGCACACCGGCAACGCATCGAACAAGCGCAAGCTGCTGCTGGGCCGTGGCTGGGCTACTGAGAACGCCGACGGCACCCTGAACACCGGCCGCTGGGATGCGTTCTTGCAGCGCATGCACGACACCGGCGTGCTGACCAAGGCTCACTACGACTTCGCCCAGGGCGTGTGGGATCTGCTGGAGCAGACCAAGCCACTGGCGCAGAAGACCCACCGCGACGTGTTTGGCCGCTACTTTGCCGAGGTCACCGCCGACAGCTTCGACACACCGTTCGGCAGCTACACCGGCGGCTACGTGCCAGCCCAGGCCGACCCGCGCATCGTGCAGGACGTCGACCTGCGCAAGCTGGCTGAAGCCGAGAACGAGAACATGAGCTTCTCATTCCCCGGCACCAACAAGGGCTTTACCAAGGGCCGTGTCGAGTACAACCGCCCACTGATGCTGGACCTGCGCACCATCGGCCAGCACATCGACAAGGTGCTGCTGTTCTCGCACATGGAGCCCGCCGTGCGTGACGTGCAGAAGTTGCTCTCGCGCAAGGGCGTGAGCTACTCGCTCGGGCGCATCGACCCCACCATCTACGCCGGCATGCTGACCCCCTGGTTGAGCCGCAGCGCCCGCCAGGTGGTGGAGACCCCGATCGTGGGCGACGGCGGCATCTCGCGGGTGATGAGCGCAGCCCGCGGTCGCGCCGGCATGGCGCTGATGTTCGCCAACGTCAGCAACACCCTGCAGCAGATCACCGGCTTCAGCGTGGCGGCGATCAAGGTCAAGCCCGCCAGCATGATGCGGGCCACGGCGACGTTCATCGCCTCGCCTAAGCAAACCGCCAAGGCGGTGGCAGACGCCAGCAGCTTCATGGCCAACCGCATGGAGAACGAGATCGCCGCGATCAACGACGCGATGGACGCGATCCTGCTCGACCCCGGCCTCTACGAGAAGAGCCAGGCCTGGACGCAAAAGCACGCCTACTTCCTGCAGACCGCCATGGCCAACACCATGGAGCCGATCATCTGGACCGCCGCCTACAACGACGCGATCACCCGGGGCGACAGCGACCGCGATGCGGTGCGCCACGCCGACAGCGTGATCCGCACCACCCAGGGCTCGACCCTGCCGGAGGACGTGAGCCGGCTTGAGACCGGCCCGGCCTGGGCCCGCCTGTTCACCCAGTTCATCGGCTACTTCAACATGCTGGCCAACACCAACGGCACCGCGCTGCTGCAGGTCTCGCGCGAGATGGGCCTCAAGAAGGGCGCGGGCAAGGCGCTCGGCATCATCACGCTCGGCATGCTGGCGCCGATCTGGGTGGCGGAGGCGATCGCTCACGCGATGCGTGGCGGCCCAGAGGACGAGGACAAGGACGGCTACCTGGATGACTGGCTGATGGCGGTGTTCGGCATGGGCACGATCAAGGGCGCCTTCGCGATGGTGCCGTTCCTGGGGCAGGCGGCCCAGCTCACCGTCAACCGCTTCAACGACAACCCGGCCGACGACAAGTTCTCGCTGTCACCGGCGGTGTCGCTGATCGAGTCCACCGTCAGCGCCCCGTTCTCGGTCTACAAGGCGATCGCCGACGACGGCAACCGGCAGAAGGCGGTGCGGGATGTGGCGAGTGCGGTCAGCATCGTGACCGGGCTGCCTGCGTTCGCAGTGGCCCGACCGCTCGGCTACCTGGCCGGGGTGGAGCAGGGCAAGGTGGAGCCGACCGACGCGCTCGACCTGGCACGTGGCCTGGTCAGCGGCACCGCCAGCCCCGCCAGCAAGTAGGGTGTCCGTGTCGATGCTCCTGCGACCTACCATGAGGTAATTCGCAGGAGCTCCGCGCATGACGATCCCATCCACGACGCGTAAGGCCGGGCCGTTGCTCGGTACCGGCGCACAAACCACCTGGCCCTTCACCTTCAAGGTGTTCGCCACCACCGACATCCTGGTGACCACGGCCGACAGCCTCGGCGTTGAGACCGTGCGGGTGATCAACACCGACTACTCGGTGGCGCTGAACGCGAACCAGGAGACCAGCCCCGGCGGCACCGTCACCTACCCCCTGAGCGGCAGCGCGCTGCCCGTCAGCGGCAAGCTCACCATCATCGGCAACCTCCCCTACGACCAGCCGCTTGACTTGCCGTCGGGTGGCAACTTCTCACCGCTGGCGCTGGAGAACGAGCTCGACCGGTTGACGATGCAAGTGCAGCAGGTGGAGGAGGTGGCCAGCCGGGCCGTGCAGGTGCCTGTCACCTCGAGCGCGTCTCCGCTGCTCCCCGCCCCCGAGGCCAACGCCTTGCTGGGCTGGAACACCGCCGCCACGGCGATGCAGAACTACCCGCTGGAAGACATCGCCACCGCCATCTCGTTTGCCACCTACCGGTTCAACACCTTCACCGGCAACGGCTCGACCACGCAGTTCGCGCTCGATACCGACCCCGCGGTGCTCGGCAACATGGATGTGGCCATTGATGGCTTCACCCAGGTGCCCGGCGTCGACTTCGTGCTGACCGCGGGCAACGCCGTGTTTACTGTTGCGCCTAGCAACGGCGCCGAGATCTTGGTGCGCTACGGCCAGGCGCTGGTCGGCGTCAGCGCGGACGCGAACGACGTGAGCTACACCCCAGCCGGTACCGGAGCCGTGGCTACGACTGTGCAGACCAAGCTGCGGGAGAGTGTGAGTGATGCTGATTTTGGTGTGGTGCCAGATTCATCTGCCGTTAATAGCGGCACTAACGAAACAACTGACACTGAAGCGGCAATCACTGCTGCACCAGCACCTAGCCTTGCCGCAATTACCGGAACAGGTGGCAACGCTATTGTTGGCGGTGGGAGTTTGCTTCTTGCCGCCAGCGCACTGGCGCGTCGCATTGGGGCAAGCATCAACATCACCAAATCTAAGATTATTGTCCGTGGCCCTGCGCGGCTAAACATTGACGATGGCGTAACAGCACTTTTGTGGAACTATATTGGATCGTCTGACAAGTCAGGCGTGGTATTTGAATACATCGACTTTGTAGGTGGGGCGATTGCGGCAGACATCGGTATTAACGCAGACGCAATGCCTGCAGCGTTTTACAAGTGCAACTTCATTAACCAGACCACTGCTTCAATCAAGCTCGGAAACTTTGGGTTCAGTGTTGATGTGGCTCAGTGTCGATTCAGCGGCAACGCCAAGGGCGTTTGGAACAATGGGCAGGCTTCTGACGGGCTGAATATTGAACGGTGTGTCTTTATCTATAACAGTGGATACGACATCCACCTGACAAACGGCGCAAACGTCGCCACAATCTACCGGAATACGTTTGTCGGCAACTTGGCTGCAACCCCGGTCAATATCTGCATTGACACAACAACAGCGGTTACTGGTTCGTATAGCAGAATTATAGGTAACAAATTCGGCTCGGAAGGGCGCATTGCTGGGAACCCGATTTTAATCACCGGCGCGAACCCGGTAACCAATTTGCAGATTTGCGACAATCCGACCGTTGGATTTGAAGGACCGACAGTCGGCGGTTTTATCAAACTCGTTGGAATTCAGTTGCAAGGCTGCGTCATCCAGAACAACGGCCTAGACTACTGCAAACTATTCGATCCTGCTTCGACGGAGATCACGACAGGGGCCAATGGGAAGAATCAGATTGGGCCAAATGTCTTCTTGCCTTTTGATTTTGGGAACATCAACCGGGGCAATTTCAATTCCATTGACTACTCGGAACCGCCGACCGACCTAAAAAATAACATGATGACTTGGTCGCGCTACGTGAACGCAGGAGCGTATTTCACCTACGCTAACGCAACGCCGACCTACATGACGAGTACGGACGAAAACGGCATTGCGAATAACGCAACATCTGTCATCGCTACTGCGGCCAACAATTACATCCGAGTAAATACGGTGGACACCAACAACGTCCAGAAGAAGTATTCTTTGTGGGTGTGGTGCAAGATGGATGTGGAATCAAACGTGCAGTTCTCCACAACACGCGCAAGCGATTACGGATTCAATTTAAACAAGACTATTAGCACCGCGTGGACTCGTGTGTTGATTGAGTTTACGCAAAACTACCTCGCTGCCGGTAGCCCATATGTCTTTGACATTGTGATTCCAAACGGCAGAACAATCACTTTGGGCGGTGTCGGGTGTACGCCGGGCCGCGATGTAGGTGATTTGAGGGCCATGCTAAACATCAAAGAATATCTCTACGGGGTTTATGGAGCAAACGTCCCCGGTGCGGCTATCTACTGGACTGCCGGTACGGTTGTCAAAAACTCAGCGCCTGCTGTTGGTCAACCAAAAGGATGGGTGTGTACAGTTGCTGGTAATCCCGGCACTTGGGTGTCAGAGGGCAATCTGTAATGACCCACACCGCCACCGGCCTAATCCTTTGGTACATGCGCCTCTGCGGCTTCCACGGCTGGACTAGCTTCTGGGGCAGCATCTACCTTGCCCCCGGCTACGAGCAACACGCTGCTTTGATCCGCCACGAGCGCAAGCACCTTGAGCAGATGCAGCGCGACGGCAAGCTGGTGTACCTGATCAAGTACAGCTACTGGCTACTACGATATGGCTACCGCAACAACCCCTACGAGATCGAGGCGAGAGCCGCCGAGTAAGCCCCACCAGCCCGCCCAGCGCGGGCTTTTTCTTGACCGGTGTCCGTGTCGTGAGCCCTGCCGTCTACCATGCGGCAACGCATTTTCACCCACCGACCATGACCGACTCCATCCCGGTATCCGAGCGCAGGCGAGCTCACGACGAGCAGCTGATCTCCGCCATTGTGGAGGCCGTCGTCGGCCACGTTGGCAAGCAGCCCACGCCCCACTGCCTCACCACCGACGAGCAACAGTGGGTGCGCCTGGCGATCATCAAGCAAGAGCAGTCGATCAAGCTGCGCCAGGCGATCATCGAGAAGTCCCTCGCGGGCCTGGTGTGGTCGGCCATTGTCGGCCTCGGCTACGTGTTCCTCGACTTCCTGAAGAGCCACGGGTTTAAGTGATGCTGAGCGAGCTCACCACCCAGCTGCGCCGCGACGAGGGCGTGCGCCCATCGGCCTACAACGACCACCTGGGCTACCTCACCATCGGCGTGGGCCGCCTGATCGACGCGCGCAAGGGCGGGGGCCTGCGCCCCGACGAGATCGACTACCTGCTGAGCAACGACATCCGCGACCGCGTCGACGCCCTGACCCGTGCGCTGCCGTGGTTCGAGCGCCTGGACGGGGCGCGCCAGGGGGTGCTGTTGAACATGGCCTTCCAGCTCGGCACCGCGGGGCTGCTGGCCTTTAAGCAGACGCTGGCGGCGGTGGAGCGGGGGGCGTACACCGACGCCGCGCTGCTGATGGCGCAGAGCAAATGGGCCACGCAAACGCCCGAGCGCGCGCGGCGGCTGGCCAAGCAAATGAAAGACGGCACATGGCAGTAGACCCGATCACCGCCGCGCTCGACGTGGGCGGCAAGCTCATTGACCGACTGTGGCCGGACCCGACACAGCGCGACCAGGCCAAGCTCGCGCTGCTGGAGCTCGCGCAGAAGGGCGAGCTTGCCGAGTTCACGGCGCGCGCCGACATCGTCAAGACCGAGGCGGCAAGTGAGAACTGGCTGGCCTCGAGCTGGCGCCCGATCCTGATGCTGACCTTCGGGGCGCTCATCGTGGCGCGCTGGTTCGGCTGGGCTGCACCCAACCTGAGCGAGGCCGAGTACCTGAAGCTGTGGTCCATTGTGGAGCTGGGCTTAGGCGGCTACGTCATCGGCCGCAGCGTTGAGAAGATTGTGCCGGGCGTCGCCGACGCCCTGAAAGGGAGAGCATGAGTAATGCGCAAGAGAACCAGCAACGATTGATCAGCGTCAAGACCCACGGGGCCGTGGGGAATGGCACCGCCAACGACACCGCCGCGATCCAGGCGGCGATCGCCACCGTCAAGGCTGCCGGGGGCGGCACGGTCTACTTCCCCCGGGGCAGCTACCAGGTGGTGTTCCCCGCGGGCCTCAGCGCGTACAGCTCCCTCTTTGCGCTACCCAGCAACACCGCGGTCGAGTTTGAGGCGGGGGCGTCGATGACGGCCTCCGCCGTCACCGGCAGCACGTTGTTTGCGGCGGTGTTCGGCGTCGACCAGACCGCACTCCCCGTGTCCAACCTGCGCTTCACGGGCGTGCGCATCTCCCAGACCGCACCGGGCGGTGGCCAGGAGTTGGGCGCGGGCATCATGCTGCAGGTCGCCCCCGACACGGCCGCCAACAGCGTCACCAACGTCTCGATCGAGCGCTGCCATTTCGTGGGCACGGCCTGCGCCATCTACATCCTGCAGCGCACGAGCGCGGGCACCGCCACGCGCCAGGTCAGTGGGGTCAAGATCCACAACTGCTCGGGCCTGGGCAACTACTCTGGCATCACGGCGGATGGTGAGGACATCGAGATCAGCGGCAACACCCTGGTCGGCAGCACCTCGAGCCCGGCCAGCTACTACGACGCGGTGTCGATCCACTCCGGTAAGAACGTGCGCGTCGTCGGCAACCACTTCTCCTACTACGGGGAGTTCGGCGTCAACGTGCGCAACTCCCCCAACAACCTGAGTGGCTCGAGCAACATCCTGATCGCCCACAACACGATCGCCGAGTGCACGCTGAAGGGCATCGGTGTGTACACCACCTCGGGCGAGACCGTCTACGGCGTGAGCAACGTGAGCGTCACCGGCAACACGGTGAGCCACTCGACCAACGGCAACGGCTGCTGCGGCATCTTGATCTCCGCAGGCAGTGCCACGGTCGGCACCCCGATGAACAAGGTCGCGGTCACCGGCAACCTGCTTAACAACTGCAACGTTGGGCTCGAGATCACGGGGACGGGCGGCGTGCCGCTGCTGTACCTGACACTGGCCAACAACAACGTCTTTGGCCGCCCCACCTGCGCCGAGCCGCAGCTCAAGGTCAACCACGCCCAGCTGTCCTCCATCACGGGCAACGTGATCGACGGCGAGAACGTGGGCGCCGCCTACAAGTCGGTGGCGATCGAGAACCTGCAGTACAGCACGATCTCGGGCAACCAGTTCTACTCGGGCTCGGCCTTCACCGACACGCTGTACTTTGCGACCTGGACGGACGTCGCCTTCAACGGCAACCACTGCTTCGGCAAGTACGTGTTTGCCACGATCGGCAGCACCTGCGTGATCGACAGCAACCGCTTCACCTCGGCGGGCGTGTGTGCGTTGCGCCCGCTGACCGGCACCTGGTCGCTCGCGCAGGCCCGCATCGAGGCGTTCGGTGGCACCCCGGCGTCCGGCACCTGGGCGGTGGGGGATCGGGTCTACGGCACGCCCGCAGCGGGCGGCACGATCGGGGTGGTGTGCACCACGGCGGGCACGCCCGGCACCTGGAAGACCTTCGGCGCGATCGCGGCCTAGCCCCAGGCCCTGGACTCATTGGCCGCCGGCGCCAGCCGCTCGAGCGCTTCCTCGCTGATGGCGAGCCGGACCTTGAGCGCCTCGAGCTCGCGGCGCTGGGCGGTCAGCTGCTGGCGCAGGATGATGAGCGAGAGCACGTCGCCGGGCCGGTAGCGGTCACCGCCCGGGGCGGTCAGCAGCCCCTGGTCGAAGCGCCAGCCGCTCCACTGGCCGGCGGTGCCCGGCAGGTCGCCGAGCAGCAGGCGGATCACCTGGTGCTGGTGGCCGGGGATCTTGATCTCCTCCTTCAGCCAGCGGCGCAGCGTGGTGCGGTGGATGTCGAGCTCGCGCAGCAGCCGCGGCTCGCCGATCAGCTCGATGAGTTGGCGCAGGTGGCGACCGGGGCGGGCGTTAATCTCAAGCATGTGCGACAGTATCCTTTAGCAAATGCTCAACCGTCAACCCCCGTTCTGGGACGCATAATGTATATTGTGACCTTACAAATTTGTAAAGCCACCAAAGCGCTAGGGGGACATCGCGCTCTGCGTCGTTCTAGCAGGTGCTAGAACTATGTGCAGGATGCACAACCCCGCTCAGAATTTCAAGCCACTTACCGTCGGCACCGAGCACCAGGGCAGGGTGCTCGGGGTGCGTGACGATCACCTGGTTGTCGTCGCGCAGCGCCAGGCGCGTGCGCTCGTCGTAGCCGGCGGGCAGCTCGGCGATGAACTGCATATCAGCGGCCACGGTATTTCTCCCAGTGATCGCGGCAGTCCGCATCGCACCAGCGCTGAGTGTCGCCCACGATCTCATCGCAGTGCAGGCAGCGCCCGGTGGCGGCGGGTCCGGCGGGGCGTTTGAGGTTGATCGCCATGTTGCGGGCGAGCTCCTCGCGGTCGCTGGCGATGTCGAGGTTGTCGCTCACGCTCGCGTCTCCAGCTCGATCAGCAGTTCGAGGAAGTGCTTGGCCTTCTCGAGGTCCTTGATGCCGCCCTTGTTGCGCCAGCGGCTCACGTACTTGATCACGCACCCTTCAGCGAAGGGGATGCCGTTGGCGTGGATGTATTCGAGCGGCTGGATTTTCAGGTCCTTGTAGTGGCTGCCGTCGACCTGCTTGGTCAGGGGCGTGGTGGGCGCCGGCGCCTTGGCGGGGATGGCGAGCGGCGGGTTCACGAGGATGGCGCAGTTCGGCCAGTGGCCTTCGATCTTGCCGCACGATTTACAAATGGTCGTCATTTTTTACCTTTCAAATAATCAAGCAGGAGGTCCTGCACTTCACGCTTCGATTCTCGGCGAGCCATTACCAGCTCGTCGATCGTGCCGCGCGCCACGATGTAGTGCACAAACACCGGGCGCTCGTGCCCGGCTTGCAGTTGCCTCACCGGCCCGATCCGCTCGAGGATCTGGTCGTGCTGCTCGAGGTCCCACCACTGGCCGAAGTAGCAGATGATGTTGCCCCCATCCTGGAGGTTGAGACCGTGCCCCGCCGATGCAGGATGAGCGAATAGGAGCGGGACCCGGCCAGCGTTCCAGTCCACGATCGTCTGAGGATCAGCGTCCAGGTGGCGACCTTCAGGGAATGCTCGCTGTAGGCGGGCGAGATCCGACTTGAAATGGTAGGCCACCAGAATGGGCGCCCCCATAGCCTCTTCCACCACGGACGCCAGAGCTTCAATTTTTGCATCGTGCACCTCAATCCAAACATCAGGACCGTACCTTGCGGGGTCGAGGTACACCGCGCCGTTGGCCAGCTGCAGCAGCTTGATCGACTTCGCCGCCGCGTTGGTGACCTCGACCTCGTTGGCCTCGATCATAGTGAACAGCTCGCGCTCGAGCTCCCGGTACTTGCTGCGAGCGCTGGCTGGCATATCGACCTCGATCACGTTGACGATCGGGTCCTTCAGGTCGAACCAATCCTTCGGGTCAATCGTCAGGCAGATGTCAGCCAGGCGCTCCTGGATCTCGGCCTGCGCGTACTCCGCCGGGCGCCACTGGTGGAACTGGCCCTGCTTGACCGGGCGGAACCAGCGGTTCTGAAAGGCGCTAAAGGTGCGCCCTAGGCGCTGGCCTGCGTCCAAGAACCAGGTCTGCCCCCACAGGTCCTCGAGGCCGTTGCTGGCCGGCGTGCCGGTCAGGTTGATCCAGCGCTTGACGCCCGTGTGCGCCACCTTGCCCAGCGCTTGGGCGCGCACGCCGCCCTGGCGCAGCCTGAAGTTCTTGAGCCGGGTCGACTCGTCGGCCACCACGGTGGCGAAGGGCCAGGCCAGGCCGGTCTCTTCGCACCGCATGCGAAGCCACAGCAGGTTGTCGTAGTTGGTCACGTAGACCGGCGCGTCGCGCTTGAGGGCACGCTCGCGCTCGTCTTTGCCACCCACCATCGGCACCACCTCGAGGCCCGACAGGTGCTGCCACTTGCGGGCCTCCTCGGGCCAGGTGGTGGTGGCCACCCGCAGTGGCGCCAGCACCAGGGTCGGGCGGTCCTCGCCCGCGACGTTGTGCAGGTGGTCGAGGAAGGTCAGGGTGGTGACCGTCTTGCCGGTGCCCATGCCGGCGAACAGTGCGCCGCGCTCGACGTTGGCCAAGTGCGCCAGGCCGATCCCCTGGTAAGCGCGGGGGGTGAAGTGCTTACGCATTTTCGCGTGGCCTCGGGCAGTGGTCTGGCACATACACCGCGCACCAGACCCCGGAAACGGGCCCACGAGCGGGCTTCTGCCAGCGGTCGATGTAGCAGTCAGGCATCGCCTTGAGCGCGACGCGGACGGCCGTCTGTTCAATACCCAGCAGGCGGCCGATGTCCGCCGTAGACAAGCCGTCCTCGTGGGCCCGCAACAGCACCCGCACGGCTTGTCGACGTTCGGCCTTCACGCTGCCGCCTCGAAGCGAATGCGCCCGTTGGCGGACTGCACAAACTGACCTTGGCCGCCCATGACCTGGGCCAGCTGGCCGGATTTGAGCTTGGCCCGGTAGCGGCGGGTGCGTTCGGCGACCGTCATGCGCTCCTGGCGGGGCACATCCCAGCCGATGCCGAGGCTGTAGATTTTGATGGCGTCGCGCCCGCGGGTGTCCTGCCCCCAGCTCGAGATGTAGCAGGCGCCAGCCTTGTGCAGTTCGCGGGTGTAGTGCAGGACGGTGACGTAGTGCAGGCCGGTGTGCTCGGCGAGCTCCTCGCAGCTGTAGACGCCCTCGAGCATGAACTTGATCAGCTGGGCGTAAGAGAGGGCGCCGACCTTGATGATCTGCTTGCCCTTGTTGGCGGGGGGTGTTCTTACCATGGTGCGTCTTCAAAATTGGATGGGTTGAAGGGGATCGGCTTGGCCGGCTGCGCTGGCGGCAGCTCGGTGGGGAAGGGCCAGGTGGTCATAGCTTTATGCAATCCATACCACGCCACTCGCACACCGGCTCTGGCTTAAGCATGATGACAAAGCCATCAATGTCCCCGTCGCCGCCGATGCTTGCAATGTGATAACCGAAGTCACCGCACTGCACGACTACAGGTGCCTCTGGGTCGATCATTTCGTCCTTTGGTTTACCGCTGCGCTGCCAGTCCTGTTCGACACGGTTCATTGCGTTTAAAACCATACGCATGGTTTGTGATCTGACGTTCATGTTGGTTCCTTCAGTTTGTTTAGCTCTAGCGCTGCGTGGTGGTAAAGGTTGTGTCTCTCTGTTGCTATGCGGTGCATCTGCATTAGTCGATGCTGCGCGGCTTCGATGCCTCGATTAAACTCAGCTTCCGCATCTTTCGTATCGTCCCTTCCAGCTTGATACCCCTTGTCATATGTGATGTGCGCAGCGAGGTGCTCTGCCGAGCGTTCAGCCAACTTTTTCTCAAGCTGTCTACATTGCACCGACCACTGTTCGTTAGCCAGTTTCATAGCATCCATTGCATTGCGATCTTGCAGACGCTTTGCTTCAAGATGCTCTATCTTTGCGGCCTGTTCTTGGGATTGCTCAACAAGTACAGCCATCTGATCCCAGTCTGGGCTGAACTCGTTTTGGTCGCAGCCGTAAGTTTTTGGCTTAGGCAAGAAGTGCGTGCTTGTGGAGATTTCATCGTCATCTTCTCCGCGCATGTTGTGGTCGCCGCTCATGCCAGCAGCTCCTCGACGCCGTCGATGCTGTCGATGACCACCACGCGCTGACCCATGGCGCGCATGCGCTCGTGCTCGCGCACCTGACTGGGCCGGGCCTTCTCGCCGGGCGCCTTGAGCTCGACCCAGATGGATGTGGGCACGAGGCACTCATTGCCGCCCCAGCCGGTGGCGACCGTCGGCGGCAGCATCACCAGCCGGTCGGGTGCACCGACGCGGCCAATCCACTGCACCTTGCGGCACTCGCCGCCGAGCTCACGCACACGCTTGACGAGGTGTGCCTCGACGTCGCGCTCTCTCATGCCAGCACCACGGAGGTGATGAGCCAGAGCACAGCGACGATGACAACGGCCATGACGGCGTCGCCCAGGCCGAAGAAGTTTTCCTTGTCGGCTTTGTGCACGGCCTCGGCGTACTCGGCCATGGACTGGTCGAGGCGGGGCGTGCGGGTGTAGCGGGGAGGGCAGTCAAGGAAGGAAGGTTTACGATTCACAAGTTGCTTTCGGTTGGTTACTGACGAGGTGAAGTGTAGCACCTGCTAAATCCCGACTGTAACGTGGGGTTAATCTTTCCGGTACCTGTACGTTTCAAAGCCGGCGGCCGCGAGCGGGATGCCCTTCGCCCAGTGCGGAGCCTCGGACATCATCGTGCTGAGCTCGGCGACGTTGAACTCGTCTGTGTCTGGTGTCTCGGTCAGCAGCTCGTCGTGCACAGAGAGCACGATCTGGTACCCGAGCAACTCAATGCCCGGCATGGTGCTGCCCAGGATGTCGCGGGCGAAGGCCTGGGTGGCGTTCTCGATCAGCTTGCCGCCGTAGGTCTTGATCGGCCCCCACTGGCGGGTGTACTGGTTGACGCCGAAGTAGCTGATCTGCCCGTCGTCATCGACCTTGGGGTTGATGTAGCAGAGGTAGCGGCCACTGGGCAGGCGCAGGCGCAGCCAGGCGCCATCGCGGCGGGCCTTGAGGTGCTGGCCGATGTCGAAGGTCTCGCCTGGGTTCTTGATCGCAGCGCGCACGCTGTCGCCTGCAGCGTGCCAGAGGGCGGTGGTCTGCGGGTGGGCGTCGCGCCAGGCGCGCTTGAGCACCTCACAGGCCACGTAAACGTCCTGGGGCAGGCCCAGGGTGCGCTTCTTGGAGCTCGCCCACTTCCACATGCCGAGCGCATTCTCGAGCGCTTCGCGGCTGGCCGTGGCCCACACCGCCTTGGCCAGCTCCTGCAGGTCCATGTTGTAGACCGCGGCGAAGGTCAGGAACGCCGCGACGCCGCCCTCGTACCCGAGGCCGAGCTCCATGACCTTGCCGATCTGGCGCTTCTGGCCGGTGGCCTCGCGCGGATCGATGTTGAACGAGCGACCATAGGCCACCTTGTAGAGATCCTCGCCGGTGCCTGCGTCGAACTCGGCGAAGGCTTTGAGCTTCCACCGCTCACCGGCCAGGAACGCAAGCCCCCGGCCCTCGATGTTGGACAGGTCGGAGATCACCAGCTTCTTGCCCGGCGGCGCCACGATGCAGCCGCGCACGGTGTTGGCGGTCAGGCGCATGGTGTTGGAGAAGAACAGGTCGGCGCAGTTGGCCTTGAGCGCCTCGATGCCCTCGTCGATCTGGTCCTGCTTCATGTCAGGGCGTGGCATGTTCTGGGGCTGGAAGATCCGGCCAGCCCAGCGGGCGGTGCGCTGAGCGCCGGCGAACTGCAGCGTGTTGCGCAGGCGGCCGTCCTCGCTCGTGGCGTTGACCAGGGCCTTGTATTTGGCGGTGCTGGTCTTGGTGGCCTCGAGGCGGATGGACAGCAGCAGCTTGACCGACTCGGGCAGGTCGGGGTCTTCCACCCGGCGGCGCAGCGTGTCGGCCTTCATGTCGGGCAGGTCGACCCCGTACTCGGCGCAGATGTAGGCCAGCAGGTTGTCGCGCTGGCTGGCGTTGGTGACTAGGCCGTCGGTCTCCTCGGTGACCTGGCCCTTCAGTCGCTTTTGTTCTCGGTCAACAGCTCTGATGGCGGCGTCCGCGAGTCCCAGGTCGACCGCCACCCCGCGATCGTTGATGCGCTGATCAAGGTGCCAGAGGGCGAGCTCGGGGTGCCCGGCGCGGTAGTTCCAGGTCGGCAGGCGCTGGCCGATAGCGCGCATGGCGACGATGTCTTGTCGGCTGTACTCGAGGAACTCGGCCCACTGCTCGGGATGCGTTTCACGGGTTGCTCTCCTCAAGGTGCTGCCCTTCGGGCGGGGTTTGCAAAATAGCTGGATGAGCTCGCGGCCGCGCTTGTCCTTGGCCTGGTCGGCATCGAGCCCCACGATCTGACCGATCTTATCCAGCCCGCCCGGCAGGCCGTGCGCCATGGCCTGGATCATAGTGTCCTGCCAGCGCTCCACGGGCACGTCGATGTCCCAGCAGTGGCGCAGCAGAGTGCGGTCGAAGGCGCTGTTGTGGGCGACGATGGTGATGCGGGGGGAAAGCAGGTACTGCTCAACGCGCCAGCGCTCGGGGTATGGTGCTGTCATGTCCAGCACCTGGGGCTCGCCATCGTCGATGGCCCACTGGGCGACGGTGATCTCGGTGCTGGGATGCTCGGCGTAGCGGTGGGTGCCGGCGGTCTTGAGGTCGCACTCGCTGAAGGTCTCGCAGTCGAACCAGAGAATTGTCATGTGTGCTTTCGTTTTTGGTGAGGGCGCTGGGATTCTCAGCTTTTGACCCAGTGATGTGCGGCCGCACGCCGCCCTCAACAAAAATCACCCGTTCTGAAAATTAACCGCTGTAATTTGATGACATGCGCGGCCTGTTCGGACTCCCCACCGTGGATCACGAGCGGGCGGTGGGGGTCCTAATCTTCAGCTGTTTGTCTCGTGGGTGAATCGAGAAGGGGAGTGCATGTCCCCGCAGTGATCAGGCGAAGTCGTCGGCGCCAGCGCCTTCGGTGACTTCCTCGAACTCGTCGGCATCGGCTGGGCGGCCAGCAGAGAACGAGTCGCCGTCTTGGTAGAACTGAATGCCGCGCAGTTGCGCGTTCACCCGCTGGCCGTAGGAGTTGTCCTGGGCCCACAGCTCAATGCTCGCGTTGACGAAGCAGCCAGCGTAGGGGCGGCCGCTGCGTGCGCTCAGCGGGCTGCGATCGCGGTCGATGACCGTGGGCGCTGCGTTCTCCTGGGCGGCTGCCGAGATGAAGAAGTTGCCGGGGAACCCGTCGTACTTGCTCTTCGTGTCGCCGTCGTGCAGCGCCAGCTTGTCCTGCTTGTCCAGGCCCTTGACGATGGCGGCAGCCTTGCCGGCCCACTTGGCGGTGGCGATCGCCAGCTGGGCGGCTTTGATCTCCTCGATCTGTGGGTGGTCCGCCGGGATCAGCAGGGTGGCGCTGTAGCGGGGCTTGCCTTCGCCGGCCACGGTGGTGGGCTCGAAGAGGTTGGGGAATGCCAGGCGCACGTTCTTGAGCAGGATGCGGCCGGTGGGTTGGGTAGTTGCCATGAGTGAAAAGTTCCTATGAAAAGTTAAGCGAGAGAATTGACAGTCACGTCGGTGAAGTCATCAACAACCGGCGTGACTGTCAGAGCCGGGCGTGAATCTGATGAGGGCGCCACATGCGGGGCCCCGTCTTTTTGGGTGATCATCTCCTGCAGCTTTGGCCACTGACGCGGGCCGATGGTGCCGGCCTTGGCCAGCTTGTCTGCGCTCGTCGGGCTGATCAGCTTGAAGTCATACATCTCGGCCTCTTTGAGTCGCATCGACTTCAGCAGAGCCTCGACGTCGGCCGGCTTGGACCAGGCGCGGTTGCCTTTCTTGCCCTGCACCAGCTTGAACCCGGTGACGGGCTCGCCAGCCAGCAGGCGGCGCTCGGCCTCAGCACGCACGGCCTTGGTGAAGTCCTCGATCATGTCGCACGCGGCCAGGGTTCGGCCCAGGTCGTGATCGCTAAGAGTCTTCGGCTCGGCAGCGGTGGCCGTGTCGTCGAACTCGTCAAGTGTTGCCGGGTCGCTGAAGGTGTGCAGCGACACCTCGGCGCGCAGCGACGGGCAGGTGGCCTTGGCTCGGCAGAACTTGCACTGCTTCTCGCCGGGGCGCACGAAGATCTCGAGCCACCGCTGGTCGTCCTCTTCCAGCTTGGTGCGATCCGCGTTGACGCAGGTCATCACTGCACTGCGTGCGGTGCTGCGGCCCCAGGTCTCGAGCTCGGCCACCGTGGTGTCGTACTCGCTTGGCGCCGTGCGGATGCGCGGCTGGCTGATGGCCATGCGCACCGTCTCGAAGTCAGCAACCAGGCCGTGGTAGGCCTGCAGCGCGCCGAGCCCATACAAGCTCATTTGCGGGTTCTTCTCGGCGCTGACCTCGACGCCCATACCGTACTTGAAGTCGATCACGATGATCTCGCTGCCACGCGCGATGATCACGTCCGCCGTGCCCCAGGCCTCCGCCTCGGGGGTGTCGAGGTAGGTGCTGTAGTTGACACGGATGTCAGCGAACACGATGCCGTCGGCGCCCTTGAGGTCGGCCACGTAATCGAGGGTGACCTGGACGTGGCGGGCCATGTCCTCGTCAACCTCGAAGGTGAAACCGTCGGCCTCGATTACCCGGCCAATAAAAGCGCTGGCTGGGCGGTCTTCCTGCAGCGCCCAGGTCAGCACCTGGTGGGCGGCGGTGCCCTCGGCAGCGTACTTGCTGGCGCTGTCAGGCTTGCCGGCCTGCAGGACGTAGGACCCAGGGCAAAGCATGCGCTGCTCAAAGCCCGAGGCCGACCACTTGGAGTGTGCGAGCTCGGCCATGATTAGGCAGCCAGTGCGGCGTTCACAGCGACCAGGGCGTCGGCCCACTTCGCCTCGGGCAGCTCCTTGAACGTCTTCACGCCCATGCTGGCGGCCACCGCAGCGGCCGACTCGCGAGACTTACCGGCCAGGGCGAACACTGCTTTCTGCAGGGTGGGGTAGTCCACGACTGATGCGGAGGGCTTCTCCGAAGAGGTCGTAGCCACCGGCTCGGGCTTTGGGTCAGAAGGGGATTCCGCAGCAGGTGCAACTGGCGCAGTGACCTTGGCGGTCTTCGTAGCCGTCGCGGGGGCAGCTGGGGTAGGTGCAGGCTTTGGGGCTTCCACCTTGACCGGCGCCGGGGCGCTCACCGAGGTGAAGAACTGGACCAGGGCGGCCTGGTCGGGGAATGAGAGGGTGACTTGAATCACGGGGATGCCTTTCGGGTTGGTAAAGTTAGATTGTAGCGGATGCTACAGCGGCAGACAAAACTTTTTCAAAGTTTCGGAGCTCGGTATCCGACAGCGTGGTCTGGAACTTGACCTGCTCCTCGGGGTTGCGTGCGGTGGGCACGAAGGTGATCAGCATGAGATGGGTGCCGTAGGCGCCCCGCTTGAGGCTGACGTCCAGCCGGTGGGCTGGGGTTTCTTGGATGGTTGCTCTCACTTGGCTTCTTTCTCTGCTTCGCGCAGTGTGGTGGAAACTTTGATGGCGCCAACGCGGCCGACCAACTTGTTGATCTGGGCGCGGCCCAGGTCGGCGTCTGACATGCCGACACCGGCGATGCGAGTCATGTTGTCGATGTGGCACACGGCCTTGCCGGACTCCCAGTGCGACACGGTCAACTGACTGACGAACTGGGTGGACGGGTGCACCGCAAACCAGAAGCGCACGTTGTCCACGTAATGGGAGAACCGGCGCGCGGCGATTTCCTTGCGCTTGCCTCCGATGAGGATTTTGAATTTCATAGCCATTTGAAGCTCCTGGTTGGGTAATCACACTGATCTGCCCCCGGGCAGATCGCTGTGATCAGCGGCGAACCCACTTCTCGACGTAGCAGGCGACGCTGGTACCGTGCAGGACGCGAACGCGCTTGTGAGTCTGGTTCTTCTTGTCCCAGGCGGCGTCGATGGCGGCGTGCACGGCGGCGAACCAAACTTCGCCGGTCACTTCAGCGCCAGCCAAAAAGAACCGGGTGCCGTCGTAATTGCTCACTTGCTTGGCCTGGTGGCACTGGCTGGCGGTGAACTCGTCCCGGTGGCCGTTGGCGTATTCGACTGCGTACTTGGTTGCCATTTTGTTTCTCCGGTTGGGTTGATGACACTGATCTGCCCGGGGGCAGATCGCTGTGATCAAGCGCCGATCTGTGCGTTGTAGTAAGCCTCTGGGAAGTCGTAGTAGTTGTCGGTTTCCAGCACAATCTTTTGCTGCTGAAGCAAAGTGAAGATGGCGTTTTCAAACAGCTCGTCGCTGTACGGCACGGCTTGGGTGCGGCATTCGCGCTTCAGTTCTTTACGTTCCTGGGGGCCGCTGGCTGCCATGTGGTCAAGAATGCATTCGGTGCAGGGGTAGGTCATTTCGTTCTCCGGTTAATTTGTTGCGATGTCGATAATGTAGCAGATGCTAAAACACACACGCAAATAAAACCCGACTAAAAAGCCGGGTCTTTAGGAAACCGGGGGGTCGGCTAGCGGAAGAAGTGGAGGCCGATGTCAAGCAACAGGGTGATGGTGCCACCGGCGCCGAGCCAGTACAGCAGGCGGATGTGGCGCCGGATGTCGTGGAGGGGGTCGTCGCAGATGCCGCCGTGTTCGACCAGGTAAGCGATCCGTTGCTTGAGCTGCTCGTCGTTCATTTCGCTGTCAGCCTTACGAGTTTTGTGATGAAGGGTTCGTCGACCCGGCCAGTGAGTTTGGTGTGTTCATAGGCCAAGCTAACCAGATTCGCATAAGTGTCGGGGTTGGGTCTGAGGCCCGCGTCACGGATCGCGGCAGCCACTGCGCGCACGCACTCGCCGAGGGCCTGGTCGTCGACCTGGCGCCCCTGGCCGTCGTGCTCCTGGTCGAGCCAACCGACGGGCAGCGCCAGCTTGCCCTCGATCTCGCGGGCGACCTTCTCGGAGATCTCGCGCGAGGGGTTGGGGCCGATCAACTGCGCCAGGTAGCTGCCGTTGGTGTGGCCGAGCTTCTTGGCCATGGAGGTCGGCCCGCCCCACTCCTTGACCAGGGCGCGCAAGTTATCGCGGCGGGTGGCGTAGACAGACTTCATGGCCGGGCAGGGTAGCAAGGTTTAGCCTATTGCTGCAAGACCTTTACAGCCTGCTAAAATCCACGCCATGAAAACCATTACCCCGATGAAGGCCTGGATGGCCGCAGCGACCGCAGAGGAACAGGAGGTGCTCGCGCACCGTACCCAGACCACCCGCGGCAACCTCTACCAATACGCCGGCGGCCACCGTGAGGCCAGCGCCTCCCGGGCAGGCGCGATCGAGGCGGCCACCGCGGACATGCACCGGCTCAGCAAGGGGCGCCTGCCCAAGGTCTACCGCACGGACCTGTGCGAGGCCTGCCGGGCGTGCCAGTACGCGGCCAAGTGCCTGGGCTCCAGGGCGGTGGTGTCGGACTTCCCGATCGTGGACGCCCGCCAGTTGGAGCTCGCGCTGTGACCTGGTGGCAGATCGGGGTGCTGTGCTGGCTGTCGTTTATGTTCGGCTTCTTGGCTGCGGCGCTGATGTCGGCCAACGGTCGGGACCGGGGCGAGTGATCACCCACCTGAAAGTGGGGCTGCGGGTGATGCTGCCCAGCGGCAACATCGTCACCTTGCAGCGCCGGGAGGGCGCCAGCTGGGTGTGCGAGTACCACGTGATGTCCCGCCAGCGGGGCGAGGTTGAGTTCACGGGGGCGTGGCTGCGCAGGTTTGGCCGGGCGGTGTGAGGCTTTACGGTCTGCTACAGTAGCGGGGCCAAACCAATCTGTCCCGCCATGGGTGGGGGTTCCGGCCCGTGGACAGCGGGTAGGGTTTGGCGACTTCGGAATCCCCACCCATGGCGCCTTTGAAAGCTCGCCATGCCATCAATCACGGGAGGCCGCCTATGAACGCGGTCACCACCATCAAGCCCCACATCTCTTCGATCGTCGCCCCCGACGAGATGCGCAACCTGCCAGCCTGGCTGGTGTGGCGCTTTGAGTACCACGAGGGCGAGGACAAGCCCCGCAAGATCCCGTACTACACCTCAGGCCCCAAACGCCACGGCGTGCAGGGCCGCCCCGAGGATCGGCAAGAGCTCACTACCTTCGACGCAGCGCGCACCGCCGCGGCCCGCCGTGGCTTTGATGGCGTGGGCTTCGTGCCCATGCCTGAGTTCAACATCTGCGCGTTGGACTTCGATCACTGTGTGACTAATGGTCAGGTGCACCCAGACCTTATCCCGATCGTCATGAACACCTACGCCGAGTACAGCCCCAGCGGCACCGGCGTGCGTGCGTTCATCAAGGGCCAGTATGGCAACAGCAAAGCCCACGGCGAGCCCTACGGGTTCGAGGTGTTCAGCTCCAAGGGTTTCGTCACGTTCACGGGCAACCGGCTGGATGTGGTCGACCTCGAGAACAACGGCAACACGATCGCCAACGTGGATGGCCCGGTGCGTGAGCTGTGCGCCAGGCGCTTTGCGCGCCCCGCAGCCGAGGTGCACGTCAGCGCAGGCGACCCGGTCGGGCTCACGCCGCAGCAGCTCGAGGGCCTGATGCTGGCGCTTGACCCCGACATGGGGCACGACCCCTGGCTCAGTGTCGGCATGGGCCTGCATCACGAGACCCAGGGGGAGGGCTTTGACTACTGGTGCGACTGGTCGGAGCTCGGGTCGAAGTTCCCCGGGCGCGAGGTGCTGTTGCAGCGGTGGTCGAGCTTTGGCAAGAGCCACGAGCGCACGGTCACGATCCGCACGGCGATGAAGTTGGCGGGCATGGCGGTCAACGGCCCCGCAAGCGCAGATGAGTTCGAGGTGCTGATGGACGCACCAGCAGTGGCGGAAGCAGGCCACCGGTTCCAGGTCATGCACGCGAGCGAGTTTTCGCAGGGCGTTGCACCGACCTGGGTGATCAAGGACGTGCTGCCCCAGGCCGAGCTGGTGGTGATCTACGGCGCCAGCGGCTCGGGCAAGAGCTTCCTGGCGCTCGACATGGCGGCGGCGATCGCCCGTGGCATCCCGTGGCGCGGCAAGAAGACCCGGCAGGGGCGGGTGGCCTACATCGCCGCCGAGGGCGGTGGCGGCTTTCGTAAGCGGCTGACGGCCTACGGCCAGCACAACCAGTTCGACCTGGCTGACATGGATTTGGGCGTGATCCACGCCGCCCCCAACATGATGCAGATACAGGACGCGGTCGACGTGGCCAAGGCGGTGAAGGCCTGGGGCGGTGCCGACGTGATCATCGTCGACACCTTTGCCCAGGTCATGCCGGGCGGCAACGAGC